TCCCGTCCAACCTCGTGAGCAAGAACTTGTATCTAAAGTTCACGAGCTTCAACATGTACGGTAAGGAAGAACAGAATCTCGCGGAAGTGTCCGCCTACAGCTACACGGTGATCGGCGGTCTGCCTGCAGGCCCTGCTAACCTCGCACTCCAGGCACCCTTCACAGGGACCGAGTTCACCGCACAGTGGTCACCCGCTGCCGGTGCATCGTCTTACAACGTGCAGATCTGGAGCCAAGGCATTCAACGTCGCGCATTCATCACGACCATCACGTCTTTCCTTTACACCTTGGAAATGGCGACAAACGATGGCGGACCATGGCGTGACTGGACGCTGAAGGTGCAGACGGTAAGCGGTTCACAGGTGTCAGGATTTTCGCAACTGAACATCACGAACCCTGTACCCGCTGCACCGACAGGCATCACGACAAGTTCAACGACGACCAGTGTGACAATTAACTGGGCAGCGAACACAGAGACCGACCTGCAAGACTATCAAGTTTGGCTGTCGACAACCAACGGATTCACACCTGGAGCAGGAACCCTGAAATATACCGGCACGGCACTGACGACCACTATCACAGGGCTGACCACAGCGACGACGTATTATCTCTGCGTGGCAGCTCGCGACAAGTGGGGAGCAGGAACCCTGAACTATTCCTCACAGATTACTAGGGCAACACTTTGATATGACTACAGGCCTCAAGCATACAGAAGACTCAAACTTAGGTATGCTTTCCGCTTATAGCCCTCATACACTTGGGAGTCCCATCTTGATGATCAAAACAAAAGATGAACGAAATTCGGATGGTGCATCCATGAGCGCGGAGCAAGATCTGGCCGTTCAAATAGCTGCTCTGCGCGAGCAAATGAAAAACATGGCGTCCAGCGTGGAAACGATCAAGGTCTCAGTTGCGCAGATTATTCCGCTTGACAAGACCATTGCAGAGCTTAGCATCTACAAAGACTCGACGCAACGAGATATTGACCTTCTGTGGCAGCGACACGACCAGAGCAAAGACCGCGACGACAAGCTGAAGACCGATATCGACAACGTTGATATCAAGATCGAAGCGTTCCAGAATTCGTTCAACGGGGGCATGAAAGTCTTTCTCACCATGTTTGGCATCGTGCAAGCGTGCATCATGGGATCGGTCATATGGGTATTCACTCACGTCAACGATGCGGACATGGTGAACCGATTGCAGGATCAACGCATCCAACAGATCGAGATTCAAATCAAGGAGAATCGCAAATGAGCAGGCGTGACAAGATCAGAATGTCCCAATGGCTGGTGTTGGCAATGGCGTTCTACCTGACTGCGATGTATATCGCCATTCAGCCCCAACTCCAGACCGCCCTGTGGAAGTGTGGTCACATCACCGTCGGTGCCTTTGCGGGCTACTGGATCGACCGCAACCTCTACGGCCGTCTTGAGGCGGAAGCGGAACACGGACGCATCGTTGCACGGGCGATCGTTGTGGCCGCTGCCATACTAGGGATGGCGTTCGGGCTATGAAGGCCTACGCGGGGATTGTGTGCCTGCTGTGGGGTGTTGCTGCACTTGCGGCGCCCCCACAGGCCGCGCTCAAGTACCGTAGCCAGCTGACCCGCGAGGCTCAGTTCGTCTACGGGCTTGACGCACCCGTGCCCATGTTCGCTGCACAGATTGAACAGGAGAGCGGTTGGCGCCCCGGCATCACGGCTTGGGACGACGGGAGGGGGCTTGCACAGTTCATGGATCCTACAGCGGACACCATTGTTCGCCTGTACCCAGAACTCCAAACCCCTGAACCATATAATCCGAGCTGGGCAATTCGTGCGCTCGTGCGTTACGACCAGTGGCTCTGGAAACAGGTCAAGGGTGACACCGCTTGCGACCGCTGGGCGGCATCGCTCAAAGGGTATAACGCTGGCGCGGGCTATGTGCAGCAAGCCCAACGGAAAGCCGGCAAGCCCGGTATCTGGTTCGGCAAGACTGAATTTGTACTGACCCATCAGAGCCCCAAGAACTTTGAGTATTCACGCCTCTACCCGAGGTGGATTCTGCTGAAGCGTCAGCGGAACTATATGGGATGGGGTTCCTATACTTGCGAGGGGATTCCTTATGCTGAGCGATAACGTCAAGAACGCAATCATTGCGCTGACCGTGGGCCTGCTTGTTGGTGCGCTAGGCGCATGGACGCTGACAGGCCATCTTAAAGACCTTGAGTGGCAACACGCTATTGACAGACAAAAAAGCGAAGCTGCTACAGAACTCAAGACGCTAATCGACAAGGTTACCATTAAGGACAAAGAAGTCCTAACCTTGAAAGACCAATTGGAGAAAAATGATGTTCGAGCACAGCAAACCATTTCAAGCACTCTTGCTAATAACCGTCGCCTTGCTGCTCAGCTTGGTGGGTTGCGCGACCCAGGACGTCGGGCGGGTTGTCCAGGCCCCATGCCCGCAAGTCCCGCCACCGCCAGCAGCGATTCAACTGCCCCCTCCGGAAGTCAACTTTCAGAAGAGGCTTCGCAGTTTCTTCTTGAGTTCGCAGCCGACGCAGACCGTGCCGCTCAATACGCTCGCACCTGTCATGACTGGGCAGTAACGCTTCCTCAGACGTATCAGTTCCCACACTGAGGGTTCGCGGAGGCCCCGCCATGCGCAAAGCAGGCGGGGCTTTTTCTTGGCTGCTGGCAACTGGTCTGGAATGTACCGTCGTAATCAGGCCAACCCTTGGACGAGTCTTTAAGGTGCTCACGCACCATGTCACAGTAGAGCTGAGACTGAGCTTCCTCGTCCTCCATGTCCATGTGGCCTACTGCCCCCAGGATGACCACAAAGGCCACCACTCCTAACAGGATCTTCCAGAATGGGTCTGCTTTGCTCATGACAGATACCCTTGTTTCTTGAGCCAACCTTGGAACAACGACACGTCCCCGCGATGCACCTTGCCGCGGTGTTGCCACTTGTTCGACGGAGGGTAATACATCACCGCACCGTGTTCAGTGTCAACGCGAAAGACGTTCTTGGACTGCTCCCGTGCAGGAATGCGGAGCTCCTGAAGGCGTGCAATGTTCACCACTGCCTTCCCCTGACGCTTCTCTTTATGGTACGCCTTCAGCGCATTCATTTCTTCTGCCATATCACCCATTGTGTTCACCTTGTTTCATATGCTGCGCGGCGCTACGGGGCCGCGTAGGCCGGTTTTGCAGTGCTGCTGCCGTACTGGTATTGGCTGCACTGCATTGTCTGTTAAATTGCTTCTACAGCGATCCGAGCGGTCTGCAGAAGTGCTTCTAGCTTTGCAACTTGTTCCAGCATGTACTCTTTCGAATAGGTGGAGCGAATGTCTTCGACTCTTACGTCCTTCAGTGCTCTTGCTGCAACCTGCTGGCGGGCAGTGCGCTCCGACTTGTCTTTCCAGTAAGCGACATCACTGTCAATCCTCTCACCGTGACTCACCACCTTGCCGTTCATGCCACCCTCAACTTGATAGCCTTGTGCGTTGAAATAACGAATCACAGACCCATCATGGCTCGCGGTTACTTCCATCTTACCGCTAGGGCTTACGCGAGTTACCCGTCCAAAGTTTACGCAAGTCACATGGTCTGCCCATGGCAGGAAGACCACTTCTTGGCCGACGGTGACGTTGAGCTTAGCAGGTGCATTCATTTCATTCTCCATTGCGTTAAACATGACGCAAGCATAACATAGAATAATCCGGTCTATCAATAGACTTTGCAGATTATTTTTGTTGTAAATAAACAACTACGAGACAAGACTGGTCCAGCGGTGCCTTCACACCATTGCGCACCTCGCGCTCACTGGACGGCGTCACGTGTAGTGCGGCCTGGACCGCTTCATGCATTGCGGAAGGGAGTGACTCGTAAAGTCTATGAATCATCGATGCTTCCAGATCCGCTTGTGAGAGTTGTTCAATCGCTTTCCTGATAGGCTCCTTAGTTGACATGGTTGCAAAATTGCGTCCATGGATTAACTGTACGGGCTTCAGTGCCATCACTTATTGCGTTTTCGCATGAACCGTGCAACTCGGTGGCACGCTTAAATGGTACATGACGACCGTTTTAAGAAAGCAAGCTGATCACCCTCTACTCGGAAGCCTGATATCCAACGTCGCTCAGGATGCGGTATGCGTCAACCTCGTAGCGGTCATAATCGACATTGTCAGGAAACACTTCAGGCAGTTCAAGTAAGGGCATCGCACCGTCGGACCGTGGCACCTTGTTACCGTTCGACGCATACACCATCTCACCGCCCTGCTCGGTTGCGTAATACCAGCGAATGGACTTGCCGAGATACTGGCCGTCTTTTACTGCACCGCCTTTGACTGTTCGTACTGAGACGAACTTGCGAATGTCTTTGCACTCCCGGATCGTTTGCAGTATGGGCACGCCTTTGGTGAGGAATGCTTCAACAGCTTCTACGCAGATCTGGTTCGTGGGGTTCTTGTGCAAGCGGAGCGCCAGGTTCTTCTTGTCGGCCCACGGGTTAGCATAGGCGCCTTTGTTCTTTGTGGTGCCGTCGGGCTTGATCGCGATGTAGTTATTGACGTCCCGACTGTAGATCGCACGGTAAGCCGTCTCTTCTGTCTGGAAGCCTGTGTCGCGTTCCCACTGAGCAATGATTCCCTCCATTTCCGCGTGGCGCACCTTGGGGCACTTGATCACGATGCCATCGGTGTTTGCGCTGACGACTTGTATGCCCCGGATCTCCAGGCGCTCGATCAGCATCAGCAAGGACAGCTGGCCCGTCACCGTCACCTGGATCAACAAGTCTGGCGAATAGAGAACGCTGTACTTATTGCCGAGTTTTCCGAATGAACCGTTAATCGTAATCTTCAACGAATCGGCGATCACTTTGTTGCCAGCGGCCTTTGCAGCAAGTCGCCTCCCAACCAACTGCGCATAGACCCGAAGGAAGTTGGGGCCCAAGTGATGCGGGTAGAGCCCCTGATTAAGAATGATCTGCGGATAGTAGGACGTCACGTCACGGTCGACGATCACAGTGTGGTCATCAGCTTCGTGCTTCACGCACTGCTCGGAGCTGTGCAGACCGCCAATCCCCATGCGATAGACCCCCCCTGCGATCTGCAGATTGAGCTCTTTCAGCTCAGGGGGCATACCGATGTTCCCGTCCTCGGACACTACGAAGTCAGCATTTCTGACCACATTCAGCGCCCAGTTCATCAGCGGGCTTTCATACTTTAGGAAGGCCGGGATCTTGTATTTGTAGCGGGTGCCTATGTCGATGACTGGTTTCTGCGCACGCATCCCGTTCAGCTTTGCAACCTCGTCCGCAATGACAGCCTCTGCAATTTGTGCGTCGGACTTACTGCGGAGGTCCATGCCGTAGTCACTGCTCAGCGTTTCGCGGAGGTCAATCTGTTCTTTGAGGCACTGGTACAGAATGGCGGTGTCTGTCAAGTCGTTCACGCAATACCAGCGAACAATCGTAATCTGGTCTTCGCTGAGGAACGTCTCGGGGTGGAACGGTAGATCCTGCATCTTGGGGGCGTGCAACCTGCCACCGTAGATTTTCAGGCTTGCTCGTAGTGGTGCAACCTCGATCAGGTCAATGTGATCAACTTGGAGCTTCCTGACCTTGTATTGCTTCAGCACGTCCGAAGGCCTTGCACCTTCCAGAATGATCTGGTTCGTTGCGTGCTTCAGCAGTGCGCAAGGCTTACCCGCCAGCGCAAGGGCGGTGATCGGTAAGTCGAAGTTTATACTATTGAAGCCGACGGTCGTGAAGTTCTGCATCACCCACAGCATCTTGGCAACGTCAAACCCCTTGTCAGGGGTCATCTCAAAATAGATCACCTTGCCTGAAATAACGGAAGTGAACGCGGCTAGGAAATAATTCTGGTAGACCTCAATATCATAGATGAGGCGTTCACGGTTAATGCAAGACTGCACCAGCTCGTGATCGGTGAACAGGGGTACAGGGAACACACGTGCCTGTTCCAGCCCCGGCAGGTAGTCCGGACGCTCCCATGTACGCTCTGGAGGTGTTCGCTTAGGCTTTTCAGCCTTTGGGGGCTTGGCGACTGGCATGTCCTGCCAGAAGAAGCCGATCGAGTCACTGCGGGCCATTATTTGCGCATCCCGATAATGGCGCCACGCAACCTGTCACCGAAGAACATGCAGGGGCCCGGGTACATGGTCCAGTCTATTTTCGTCACTGGGCCGTCCAGCAGGCCCAGCATCTCGAAGCTATAGACGCCCTCGTGCTGTAGCTCAGGCACCTCGTAACTTGCCCCCTCCGTGGGGTCTGTGTGGGTGCTGAGCATACCGTCACCGAAGAATATGCGGCCCAGCTTGTCCGTGAACGGTTTGACCGTCTGCAGAGCAGTGAACAATCTCGGGTCAATTGGTAGCGGGTTCGATGGTCTGTCCAACACTTTGGCAAGGTTAGGCCACTCGACGCTATAAAGCTGAGTTCGTATCCAGCGACCGTCACTGTAATGGAACGTGATGCTATTGTCTGTCACTTGCGCGGAGACAGGAGCCTCGTTGATGCGGAGCATCTCTTTGACGCAGGCACGGGGCACGTTGAGCCGCTTCTGGAAGGTGTGGCCAAGCCAATACTCTGCCAGAATAATGTTGTTCGTTGCAAACAAGCTCTGACCATCCAACAGAACACCGTTAGACCATGGGCGCGACGCATCGTCACCGATGAACGGAGCCACTGTCTTTAGTCCGTCGAGCAAGGCCTGGCCGTTAATCCCAACAGGCTCACCCTCGGGTTCAACGTGCGGAGTGTCCCCTTCAATGCAGTCAACAAAGGCCTTAAATGCACCGGAGCGAATGCTAAGCCTGCCCGCGGGTGTCATGCTCAACTGAACCGTGTCGGTGCAGTTTGCAATGGCGCGAACCAGCGGCTCAGCTTTGGGCTTGCAACTGATGTCGAAGGGGATGGGGCTGCACAGCGCCAGCGTCCCGTTATACCCTCGCACGCGGCCATCGTTGATCACGAAGTGAGTCAGGGCGGGTAGGAAGTCTTTCTTGGCGACCGCCCCCATGGCGAATTTGAGTTTGGATAACATCTAGAAGAGCTCCTGGATTCGGTTCGTAAATTGTTCGTAATTGTTCTGGGCGTTCATCATCCCGTTAATGACGCCGTATGCCCACAGGTTAAACGCGGCACGTGATTCATAGACAGTTGACAGGCGCTCGTAAGTGAAACCCTCACGCTCAAGCATCTGCAGAACGAGGTCTTGTTCTATGGATGTCAGCGTGCTGACGTGCTGACCGGCGTCATGCCTAGCGGGTGACTTCTCAGACACCGACAGCGGTCCCCATTGAGGAGTCACAATGCTACCGAAGGCCGCAGACTGGATCCAGGAAGACGAGTCAACCGAATACCATGGATAACGCTCCATGATTGGCACAGCGGTAATCCCGAACCCGTGTACCTTGAGGCGGGGGCGTCCGCTACCGTCGGTCAGGTAGCGTTCCCACATACGGTCCAGCCAGATGCAGAGCTGCTTCGTTGAGCTGCCCACCATACCGCCTAGGGTGATGTATTCATAGTTCTGAACATAATACTCGAGATAGCGCTCGTCCTCACCAGCGTGGAAACACGGTAAGGGCTTCGCTCCAAGCTGCTCCATGGCCATCTGGTTCTGCCACGTCTTCAGCGGGTCACCAATACCGTCCAGCACAGACGCCATGACCACACCGTCCTCGACGCGCCAGAGGTCAATGTTCCGCTTGATATATTCGCAGTAAGTGGACAGATCAATATCCACACCCAAGGTGAAAGCAGAGAACGCACCGGAGTCAAGAAACACCTTTGCATCGTTTACTCGCATGGCGTCCACATAGCGCTGCTTTGAGACATAGTGAAACGACTCGAGGATATGCGGAATCCCGTTGACAATTTGCCGCTCACGTTCGTTCAGCTCTAGATAACGGTTCTGGCCCTTCATATAGTTATTGCTATAGACCGCAGCCATGAATATGTTCATTCCCAGATTCCTCAGATAACGGTCTGGCGGTTATTTTGCAAGTGTTAGAAACTCAGACCGCGTCTGGGGCTCGTCCTTAATAGCCCCGCGGAGAGCTGTGGTCACTGTATGGTGGCCTTGTTGGCATATCCCACGCGACTCCATGCACAAGTGACGAGCCTTAATTAAAACGCCCACGCCGAGCGGTTGCAGGTGCTCAACCAGTGCATCCGCAATCTGGTTCGTGAGTCGCTCCTGCACTTGCAAACGACGTGCGAATGCGTCAGCAAGACGGGCCAACTTGCTCAGGCCGACAATGCGGCCGTTCGGAATGTACGCAATTGAGCAGGTCCCAAAGATGTCCGCCAAGTGGTGCTCACACTTGGAATAAATTGGGATGTCCTTTACTATGACCATCTGATCATATTTCTCACCACCGTCTTCGAACGCCTTCATTATCTTGGCAATGTCAACTCCGTAACCGCTTGTCCAGTGCGCCCAGGCCTTAGCTACACGGGCAGGAGTTTCAGCAAGGCCTTCGCGCTCATGGTCTTCCACCAGTGATGTGAGCATTCCCTTGACATGGGCCTGGAGAATATGGTTATGTTCTTCTTTCATTTTAATTCCTTACGCGTAATATGATGCGCTGCACTTTGCAGTCTCTTCAATGCGAACAGATGTGAGCGACACACCAGTGCCCGCAAGCTGAAACGGCCCAATGACTTGGACAAGGTACTGGGCCATGTTTTCAGCCGTGGGATTGAATGGGACAAACACAAGAGATTCTTTGAAACAAAACTTCTCGGCGGTCTCGCCTTGTTCCGACATAAGTCGCGAAGATTGCTGCATTACAGAGTCGTGCTCCCATGCCAGGAATTTATGGTCCCAGTTATGCTCCACCCACATGCACAGTTTTTCTTTAATGACACCAAAGTCAATTACCCTGCCAACGGTGTCTAACTGTTGAGCTTCGCAAACAAAGTGAATCCGATAGTTGTGGCCGTGCAGGTGACGGCACTTGTTCTCGTGACCGACTACACGGTGACCCGTGCTGATGTCGTGATATCGTTCTGCAGTTTGTTTCATTTTGTGAACCCCTCAAAGACGTATTGATATTCCGTGAAGAATGGGTCTTTACCGAGGTCATCAACGTACTCAGCGGGCACTGTCTGGCGGCGCGAAATAATGGGAGTGTGGCCACATGCTTTCATGTGTGCTTCCAGGACTTCAGGAATTGGGTAGTTGCTGGATTGATTGCTGAGGATTACAAACTCATAACGCTGGCGGGCTTCGTCCAGATATTCCACCACATCTTGAAGAATTCGGCGGGCGCTCGCTACCTTAAATTCCGTCACTGCTGTATCCCCTAGAAGCTGGCCAAGTGTGTCCGCCGTGGTCTCGTATTCTTGCGTATAGCTTCCATCTTTCCAGGGCCAGGCAAAATCACAATAGATAAACTTTCCAGTGTGGTTTTTCAACGTCTCGAACAAGTTTCCACGAATAGCGCGGTAGCCAGGGAGCTTCGGTTGCTGGCTGATGAACGCCAGCCATTTATCCACCAGTTCTTTGTCAGCAACACGGCCTGATTCTGGGTTATATCCGTAAGCCTCAATGAGTGCCGCTCCTTTAGCTGCAATCAATGCAGCTTCGACATCCCCACTCAGCGCGAGCCCGATGTGGTGACTGTAACAGCCTAGGTCATTAGAGATGGGGCGCAATCCGAGTTCATGTGCCACATGATAACTGATCGCGTGACTGCCTGCATTAGTTTCAAACAGGGTGTCCCCTTCTTTAGCGCCAAGCCCGACAAGTAATTCGGAAACGAACGGAACAAAGCGACGCTGATTTCCGAAGTACGGGAACCACAATGGGGAAGGTTTAAGTAAGTGCATGATGTGTCCTTTCAATTGACGTAGTTGATAACTTCTGGAAGATTGTTAATCTCGAATGCTTTGCGACGCATGTAGCACGGTCCGCAGGTTCCGCAGTGCAGCTCACCGGCACGGTAGCAGCTCCACGTGAGGTCCATCGGTGCGCCCAATTGGTTGCCCAGCGCGACAATCTCATGCTTCATAAGGTTGCCAACAGGCATTATCACACGCATCCGCTTTCCATCGCCAACAGCGAAAGGAAGAAGGTCGTTAAAGCGTGCAATGAACTCAGGTTCGTTGTCAGGGTAGGCGCCAGCTTCTTCAAGGTTGTTACCGAGAACGATAGTGCTGATCCCTCGTGCCTCCGCAAAGGCTGTGGCTACGCTCAACAGAAGCAGGTTCCGGGCAGGAACCCACTCATGCGCAAACTCGGCACCAGCTTCGCCTCCTGCCACCTTGCTGTCAGGGTCAAGGAGCGGTGAGTCACCTTTCGAATAGACGTTCAGCGGAAACAATGTCAGCTCAGCGTCCAATGCTTCTGCGACCGCTTGCACCGCCTTGACTTCAGGGCCTTCAGCGCGGCTACCGTACAGGAAGTGAATCAGGTGGATACCCATGCCCAAGGCTTGCTTCGCATACGCTGCACTGACCACACTGTCCAGGCCACCACTGCAAACGACAAGAGCTCGCTCGTCCAGGCCTGGCTTGTATAGCGACTCTGACACAATGTCTTCCGACGCTGTGAAGCGAGCGACGGTGTAAGGGGTCAGCATACGGGGCGCCCATTGCTTGGGCAGGTAGTCACGGGCACTTGCGAAGAAGTATCCATAAGGCGTGTCGACGTACCAGATCGGACGGTAATTTGCCGCGACGTACATGGTGTCGGTTTGACCTTCAAAGGTGGCCAGAATTGAGAAGCTGCCTTTCAGCTTGCGCACCACTTCGGCAAAGTTCTCCAGCGTAGGCGGTAAGGGGGCCAGCTGCTCAGCGATCGCTGCGCTGTCAATGGTAGTGGGAAGGCTACCCGTGCGAAGGCCCTTGTCGTTGGCAATGGTCCCGTTATGCACGATCGACCACGGTCCGTCGGTGTAGGGTTGCTGATCGGACAGACGCTTCTCCCGTACGAACTCCGTCGTAGGCTCAGCGCGAAGGTTGCCTACGACCACAGCGGACCGGCAAGGCGTGAACAGGGTAGGGGGCAAGACGCGGAAACCTTCGCTCCTGGAAGTCTCGCGGTAAGACTGGGACTCGGCTTCGCTGCTTGAATTGATCACGTACCCACGACCGTCACGTCCACGCTCGTGGCTCTTGGTCCAGATCCCGTCCAGGATCACGTTGACTGCTTCTATCCGGTTGACGTCCAAACGACGCACCAGTGCTCCAACTATTGAACACATATATCACTCCAATCCGATATATTTGTGGGTCTGCACTTGCAGAATGAAACCGTGATACGTTGCATTCGCCACGCACTCATCGACGTTCAGCTTGTTCTGGTGTTCGTTCTTGTCATCACATGGTTGGATGTAGATCATACCCTTGTAAGCCTCAGGAGGTCGAGCCAGGAACGGGTGGGCAGTGTGGTCAAGCGCACGGGAAGGGAGTCCGTCAGACATCGTGTCGCCGCAGGTCGCGACGTACTTGAAGGCGCACGCAATGGCGCCAATGACGGGATTGACCTTGCCTGTCTTGGGACTGCACACGACGAACACCGCATCGCGCCGCGTCAAGTCTTTTGAGCACAGTTCAAGGAATGCAATGTTGGGAGGGGACAGCGTTCCGTTCGTTTCAATCTGAACGAAGAAACCTGCCTTCAGCAGCTTCTCGCAGAGCTGGAAGATGTCCTGACGGAAAGGTTCACCGCCTGTGATGACCACGAGCCGCAGCTTCGTTCCCTGCACCCATGTTTCAGCAGCGCGAACAATGCTGTCAACGGGAATGCGTTCGCGGGTCGACGTGTAGTCGGTGTCACACTTGGGGCATTGAAGATTGCACCCTGCAAGGCGAATGAAGAGTGCAGGGAAACCAGTGAATGGGCCTTCACCTTGGATGGTGCGGAAGACGGAATGCACGTCTAACGACCCGTCAGCAGGGGTGTCAAGTCCTGGGACTTGTCGTTTTTCAATGGGTTGATTGTTCATCAAGACTCCGATAGGTTGCGGGCGATGCCCGGAGGTTGCGGATTAGTCCAAAAAACAAGGGCGCCGGAGCGCCCTTGTTATGAGGCAGCAGACGCGCAGTTTAACGTTCTGCAGGTTACGCGGCAGCTTGAGCCGTTTCGGTAGCAGCCGGAGCAGGCTTGCTCACGCGACCTTCGATGCCGTGGAACTTCTTCCAGCGAGCGTATTCGGTGCGGATGTTGCTGGCGTTCAGACCACGAGCTTCACCAACAGACAGCGCATCGCCCACGGGGACGGGTCGGCCCAGCTTGGAGCTCAGCTCATCGAACACTGCCCAGGCACGGCCGCACAGACCATCGGGGCCGGGACGGCGGACACCGTTTTGTTCGGGCTGGCGGACAGCTTCCTTGGCCGCTTTGGCGTCTTCCTTGGCCTTCAGCTTCGCAGCCTTTTCGTCTTCCTTGGCCTTCTTGGCAGCGGCTTTTTCAGCTTCCTTGGCAGCTTTCTTGCCTTCGGCTTCAGCCTTCTTGGCAGCGGCCTTCTGGTCTTCGGTTTGCTCAGCGGAAGCAGCGGTCTTGGCATTCATGATGAAATCCTTCAATGGGTGAGTTAAGTGAACGGGAACGTTCTTGGGAACGCGGAGCGCACTATAAAGACCCTCTTACCTGTATGCAAGAGGGTTCGTTTAGTCAAACTGGAATGCGCGATTTTTGCCAGCCCCCTAGTGCAGTTGAGGAAGTCGTCCTCTTGATGTTATGGTCGGATTCGAGCGTGCTCATCATCTGCTTGCGTAGCGCGAGCACGGTCTTGACGTCAACAGGCTTACCCGCGTCTTCCCACAGCTTGTCAGCCACCGACCAGATCACCGCACGATTGCCGCCACTAGGGGCCCCGATAGGTTTGGCCTGTACGGTAACGGCGGCCTGTACGCTTGCGGGCAGCACGGGGGCAACTGGTAAGGGCGTGCCCGGCTGTAGTGCAAGGGGTTCGGGCTCGAAGAGCTCCTGCAAGCGTGCAGGGCTGGAGGACCCTTTCACGTAGCGGTAGAAACCCTGATCGGCCATGCTAATCTTCCGCGCCTGGACCTCTACCTCGAACGCATTGAACACTGACTCAGGGAGCGCCATGCCTAGCTGCATCACAGCCTGGAGCAAGTGATCGCGGCTGAATCCAATGTGGTCAACCCCTGCCGTATTGCGGTGCAGGAACTTGAGTTCCAAGTCAGTGAACCGAGCATAGGATCCCAGATGGTCGACAGGGAAAATCGCGACCGCGGAATGAGCGATCTCGATGTGGGCAAGGTTGCCCAGGGCAGAATTGTTGGCGTGTTTGTACGCGAACACCATCTTGTCGCAGTTCACTAGAACATACATGGCGGGTCAACCTAACAGATCGAAAATGTAATCGGGTTCGAGTCCGAAGTCTTCGTAAAGAAGCTCTTCTGGATCCTCGCCTTGTGCAACACGCTCGCGAGCGTCCTGCACAGCTTCCTCAGCAGCCTCGAGAGTCATGCTGTCCCGTTGCATAAGCACTTCAATGATTGTTTGCATTGCTTCTCCTTGGCGGGGACTCCCCGCACTGGTGCGAATCACTTAGCCTGACGACCGCGAATGCCGTTGAACTTGCGCCAGACGTAGAACTCGCAAGACACGTTATTCTTGTTCCAGCCGTGCGCCTCAGCCAGTGCGGGCAGATCCTTGGCGGTGATGGTAGGCTGTGCATCGAATGCGGCCCACACTTGACCACACACGGTCCCGGACGAAGGACGGGTCACGCCATTCTGCTTTGGGCGGTCTTTCTCGATGTTGTAACCCTTGCTCACATTCTCGCGTGTGTAGCCGGTGCGGATTTCCTTGCCAGTGCTGGCGCTGTACGTCGTTTCGCAGGAGTGGCAGAACAAGCTGACGCCTTCGTTGGCCCATGTCTGGTCGCGCTCTTTGCCACACTTGGGGCACTTGTGAACATTCGTGTAGAGGTAGCCTGCCAGCTTCTCGGTCTCCTCAACGACTTTCGGTGCAGCGGGTTCAACCTTCTTACCGTCACGGACGACCGTGACGTTCTTTGCGGGTGCAGGAGGTGCAGGAGGTGCAACAAAGTCAGCAAACGGGCTACGCGAGGGATCTGTGGCAGGGGTTTCCTCTGCGACGGGTTCCTGCACAGCGGCGGTGGCTGCAACCAGTGCGGCACGCATCCCGTCATTGTTCATCTTGCCGTAGTTCTTGACGCCGTGTTGCTTGCAGGCTTCGCGGAGTTCCGTCTTGCCCATTGCGTGGAATTGGTTGTTTGTTGCTTGCATTTGATTTCTCCTAAAGAGGTTGAGGTACTTGGTTAATGAGCGTCTTCTTGTCACCCATGACCGCAACTGTAGAGCTCTTTTTGACCTGATGCAAGCGATTTTTGGGCTTGCCCACAAAAATTTCGCTTCTAGTCATAAATGTCTTGTTTTTGCAACTAGAAGGGAATGTCGTCATCCATGTCCAGATCTGTGCTGGGCTTAGCGTGCCCAGGCGTGTGCAGGGAGCGGGACGATGCAGCGGTGTCGACAGTGGGTGCGCCTTTTCCATCAGGCTCTTGTGTGCTGAACGCGGTTCCATCAAAGCAGTGCGCCAGGATCTCAGGATACTTCTTGTTCACCCATATACGCAAGTGGCCGGCAGCTTGTAGAGTCTCCGCTTGCTCAAGCGCGAGCGCAGTGCTCTCAGGGAACGGTGCGCCGTTGCTACGCTGAGCCCACCATTGGCGGGCCTTGCGCTGTGCGAAACCCTCATGCTGGATGCAGACGTACTCCTGAAACATCCGTAGGCCGCAGTAATAGCTGACCTTCATCATTGGAGGCGCTCCCATCTTTTCGTGAGCGGAATAGGTGATATGGTCAACCTTGAACACTTCAACGATAGGCGCCTCCCCCTTGATCAGCTCTTGCGTGCTGGCGTACTCTTTCAGCTTGACAGAGAACTTGAACTCAGCTCCGCAGCAGATGCAATGAGTGACGCTTGCGTGATTGTAGGTCGCACAGCTTCCGCACAGCTTCACAGGTGCCTCTCCGCCCTTCTGACCCTTCTTACGAGGTATGACAGGATCGTTAATAGGCCCCAGGCGCCTTGTGTTGCCCGCAAAGTCAAGAACGAGACAGTTCTCTTTCGCGTGGAATGGACGTGTTCCGCGACCTAGCATCTGCACCCATAACACAGGCGAAGCGGTAGGCCTGAGCACCACAATGAGGTCGATTCCTGGAAAGTCAAATCCTGTGGTCAGCACGTTGTTATTCACTGCCGCCTTGTACTTACCAGCCTTGAACCCTGCGATGCCTTCGTCGCGCTCAGCGTCGGTCATTTTGCTATGGATGACCACAGAGGGCACGCCCAGCGAGTTCAGCATCGCGCCGACGTTCTCCGCGTGCTGCACCCCTGACGCAAAGATCAACCAGTGGTTCCGGTCACCTGCCTGCTCAAGCGTCTCTTTCAGCGCCGCATAGGTGATCTCGTCTTTGTCGACAGCCAACTGAAGCTCCGACTGGACGAATTCGCCACCTCGCATGTGGATGCCGTTTGTGTCAAGGATTGCCTTCGTCTGCTTCGGGACCAGCGGGCACAGATAACCCTCAGCGATCAAGCGGTTGAACGCTGCCATCCCGGTGATGTCGAAACAGATATCGGTGAAGATACCGTCTTCGGTGATGCGACCATGCCCAAGGCGCCAAGGGGTAGCGGTGAGCCCGATGACCTTCAGGTGTGGACAGGACTGCCTCAATTCCTTCAGGAGGGCCTGATACATGGTTTCGTCGTTGGGACTAACGAGGTGGGCTTCGTCAATGATAAGCAGATCGGTTCGACCGAACAGGTGCGCCTTCTTTGCCACCGACGCAATACCCGCGAAGGTGATAGGCATGTATGCCTCTCGACGGTTAAGACCGGCGCTGTAGATGCCTGCCGGCGCATTGGGCCAGAAGCTGATCAGTTTGTCATAATTCTGCTGAATGAGTTCTTTGACGTGTGTAAGCACCATCACACGCTGATTCGGAAAGTACCGAAACACGGATTCAAGGAACATCGCAATGACGACGGACTTACCAGTCCCCGTCGGAAGAGCCAACACGGGATTCCCCTGCTGGCTTCCGAAATAGTCATAGATGCTCTTGACCGCCTCAACCTGATAGGATCGGAGCTGGAGCAGCATCAGAACACCTCGTATTCGGGGCACCCGCTAAGCTGGCGCTCTTTGCTCAGCACCTCACCAGCACCAGCACCGTCAGGCTGAGTCGGTCGGTTGCAATACCATTTCCCGTCTTCCATCGGTTCGCTATGTTTGCAGGTGCGGCAGTTACGTTCGGGCGCCAGCTTTAGGTGGCAGACGGGTTTGTGGTCACACCACTGGCACGCAAACCAGCCAGGGGACTCGCTCACCTTGGATGGTGCCTGTTTCAGCATGATCAGCGTTCTGCCACGGTCAAGGAACTGGTCTGCAATCGCTGTATCAAGGTGGACAATCTCACCGTAGATTTCATCGTTGTTTTTGTTCACCGCCATGTAGAGCGCGCACGCGATGCCCATCTTGCGCATGTAGGTATTCATCTGAACGTAGTGTTCAAACTTGGCAGCGCGAACGCCTTCCTTCACCAGCTTCTTAAAAGACGCATCGTTGTGAGTCTTGAACTCAAGCAGGCAAGCGGTCCCCTCAGGCACATCGGGAATCCCAATAGCCACACCGTCACCGCTGCCCCCAAGGTGCCCGCCGACGTCGCTGATACGGAACTGGTTCCCGTTCTCGTCTTGTTGGTACACGGTGCAACCAATGGCCAGCAGCATCGCGATGAAGCGTGCTTCTTCAAGGTGCCCGCGGTTGAACAGGCGCAGGATGCGGCCGCCGAATTTCGGCATGGTGGCCCATCGGAAGCTGTACCAGATGGCGCGACCACATTCGCTACCCAGGATGGAGGCGCCTAAGTGGGTGCGGAATGGCGCGTCGTGACCGCGAAAGGCGTCACCCATATGAGGAATCACCTTGCCCAGGAATTGGCGGAAGGCTGCACCCTGATCGGATGAAATTTGTTGCTCAATGAGCTTCAGTGTTTTCGTTGCGAGTTGGACCATTTCAAACCTCTATAGGTTCGACGTGAACACCGGCACGCCTTAAAAAATCAATGCCCGCTTCGTCACGGTAGACCTCACGGTAAAAGACCTCTTTCACCCGTGCTCCGTACAGGCGCTTAGCGCATTCTATACAAGGTGCGGTCGTTACAAAGACTGATGAGCCGACGCTGGATACGTTAGACCGAATCACCTTGTCCAGTGCGTTCTGTTCCGCGTGAATAACTTCTGGCAGGGTCTTGGACCCGTCAACAGTCTCGCAATCGTTGCTCCAGCCCTCAGGAGTGCCATTGTATCCGATAGCGATCACCGTGTCGTTTTTCACAACAATGCAG